CCGTTCGGCTGAGCCACGCATCTGTATTGTTGTGGACATTTGATGAATGTGTACATATTCTTCGGTGTGACCATACGAATTGCACGAAAAGCAAAAAGTGTGGCCATCCGTGTACAAAGAGTTTGCATCGGATGACCCACAGTTATCACACGGCAAGTGCCTTACGAACTCGCTGCTCAATGCGGTTGTATTCATCTACTTGTTTTGAGTGGTAATTACGCCAGTCTTGGATAGCAAGGAGCAACCCCTCTACTAGTGCATCACCGTAGTGAGGTTCATCAGCCTGAGCGTCAGCAAGAAAGTCACTAAACTGTTCAGCGTAGAACTCAGGTGTTCCGTAAGTTAGGTTAGCCATTCGATTGGGATAGTGGTGTAAGAAGTCCAAGGGAAGCCATGTTTCTCTGCCCACTTAGCGTAGGTAGTCTTGGATCCCTTGTAGAGTTTGTTAAATGGTGCTTGAAAGACGAATCGAATATCTAAGTCGGGATTGCTCTTCTTCACTGCGAGCATCTTTCTCCGATCCTCGCTTGTCAGCCTCCCCTTTACTTCGAGAAAGATTCCATTCGGCAAAAGAAAGTCGGGGATGTAGTTGCATTGAAGAACGTATGCGAGTTTGCAGTTTTCATATTCGTAAGGAACCTTCAAGCTTTTAAGAAGAGCAGCGACCTTCTCCTCTAAGCCTGATCTGTACATCGTATTCTATTTCATGTTCTATAGGACTGAATGGGTGTTCATCGTGAAAACAAGCGTAAGCAGTAATAGCAAACTCAAGAAGCTTTCTAACGAGAAACTCTTTTTTAACTGCATGAGCTTTACAACGTTTAATGCCACGCAAACGTGATTTCAAGTCAAGATATTCTTGAACTGTAAAATCTTTACCCATCAGTCGTCTAGTTGTTTCTCGATGATTTCTTCTACGATCTCAGACACAGCACGACGCAGCTCATACTTGAAGTCTGAACGGTCTGCTTTGTAGCGCTCAACTGTGATAGCAGGCAGCTCAATAGTCAGTGTGCCTTTGTAAAGACCCAGTGTGTCGTCTTTAGAAACGTTGTAATCAAAAGTCATCTTCTTCGGTGGATTCAGAAATAGCGGTTACGTTCGGCTCAGAGGCTTTGAACCCTTGAGTGGTACCAAACAGAGCAGCCACGTCTTCAGCAGCCATGTCGCCCGTGTCAACGCCCGCAGAAGAGGCAAGAGACACAAGCTGCACACCTACAAGCTTCAACGATGTGCCATAGGTGACACCATCTTTGAGGATGTAGGGCTTCTGGTAGAAGGCAATCTTCACACGACTACCAGAGTACAAGGGGATAGACTCATCAGTGATGTGTGTACCCTCAGTGTCAACAACAGGGGGCTTACTCTCTTCATTCCAAGAGAACTTCACCTTGTATTGACCTTCAGATACTTCTTCCCAAGGCTCAGGCTTAAGGGTAGAACGCTTAGGGTTCTTCAGTTTAGTCTCTGCCCACTTGAGAGACTCTGCTCGATCAGTTTCAAGAGCATCAACAACAGTGGCGTCAACAATAGCAGACAATGAGTAACCAAATTTGCTGGGCTTCATTACAGCCTGGTAACCATCAAGGACAACAGGCTGTTCAGTTTTGTGGATGGTGCGGGTCATTAACAAAAAAAGTAAGTGGAATCAATCACGGACTCTGGTTCCAGATCTCCGATGATCGGTGGGTCAGTCTCTGCCTCAATCTGTTGGGCAAAGTCAGTTAGGTAATCATGCTCTGCAAACAGGTGCATGTAAGTCTCTCGCACAATGGTGCTGAGTACCGACATGTCTGTAGCACGACACAATACAGAATCGTGGATGAGAGCAATAGGTGCGTTAAACCTCAGTGTAGCCAGGTGTAGCAGGCTAGCGTCAAGTGAGTGAATAAGGTTAGGAGCAGTAGCATTCTTGTGATGCTGCTTGTCTACCTTCTTGCTGTCATCAACAGCGACCTCTAACTCACAACGACCAAGCAACTGTAGTTTAACAGTCACCTTCTCTTTCTTCATCAAACGTTGAGTGACGACAAAGCCTGATGGTGTAGTCCATGTTAGCTGTGTCTCCCCTCTGTCAATAGCTTTGGATACCTCTTGCTCAATCCAAGACATTACTGCCATAGGACCAGGTACAACGACATCCATAGCATCTCTGACTGCCTTAACAGTCTTGGTGAGATCATCTTTGTCGATCTCTACCCCTTTCTCCTTGAGTGCGTCCTTGATATACCCACGATTGGAGTACGGCTTAGCATTGTAAGGCACGGTCATAACTACACGTTTGACCGTCTTTCTGTCCATGTAAGGGCGAATAGAAGCAGGACAGTAAGGTGTAGCTGCCTCAGCAACAACCTTGTAAGCATCCTGTGGCTTATTACCAGGTAGGACGTTAACAAGCTGCGCTGTAGACTTATCACGGGCTAAACCAGCAAGGATCTGAAGACCACTGCAAGTAGCATCTGTAGCAACAAACAAACCTGTGTGAGACCGAGTACAAGCTAAGACACAAGCATAGTACTCTTCACAAGCTGCAAGGAATTGCCAAGGTTCATCAGCTGACTCCCAATCAGGAAGTCGCTCAATAGGATCTAAAGCAATAGCTTTGATGAATGTGGTATTATCTTGTACCCACTGCAAACGCTCTTGCATCGTTGCCTTATCAAGACCGAATGTAGTAGCTACCTGAAATGCTAACCACTCTTCAGCTTCAGGTGTCATGAATGACTCTTCATAAGACCTCAATAAACTTTTTCCAAAGTCTGTGTCTTGAGGTGTTAAGAAAGCAGGTATAGGATACGCTCTACCTCTATAGTCAAAAGACCAGGGTACGTAAAACTTCTCTTTATCCTTAAACCTTTTAACTGCCTCTAAAGTCATTCTAGTTCTACAAGACTTCCTAAACTCGTGAGCTTGTCTATTTAGAACTTCAGCTGCCTCTCTCCTGTAACTCTTCCTTGCTTCTGCATTCTCTGCAATGTCTACAGGTTTAGTAGGTAGATCATAATGAACAATAGGAAGGAACTTACCTACTGGTCTTTCTAATTGATCTAACTTCTCTGCTACCTCTACGATGAAGGGATTCAGGCAGTAAGAAACCTTTTGAATCTTGTTCAGAAACTGGATTGGTTTCTCCCCCTGTATACATCCGCCCTGTCCCCTACGAACCATGTCATGCCCCCTCATCACTTCGTTTAGGAGGTAGCCACCAGCTTTGTCCTCTGTCCAATCATTTGGAGGGATAAGCATTGGCCATGCAAGAGGACTAAATAGTTCAGCATTCTTCATCAGTTCATCTTTGATGTCCATGAACTTTGCAGTAGGGACAACATACTGAACTCGCTTAGAACGCTCCTGTATCACTAGCTTCTCAAACCAGCCACTAGATTCCATGATACAATCAAGGAGCCAACCACCGAGTTTAACTCGATTGTCTCTTCCCCATGTATGCCATTTCTCAATGTTGTGACGGTTCATCATAGTGCGAATGACAGTCAGCTTTTGCTGAGTACCAATCGACTTGTGCCAATAGTTCTTCTTTAAAGTTTCTAATAGACCAGGTGCTTTCTCCTCATAGTGTCTCATCTGACACTCATCTTCAATAGCACGACCTATAGCATCAAGCACATTAACAGCTTGGTTAGCTTTGTCTTTGTATGAGAATACTTTATCAAAGGTTACCTTAAGTGCAATAGTAGCAGATGCTAATACTTCTAGTTTAGATACATAAGTTTTGATAAGTTGGAATTGATAGCCTCTGCCACGTGTCAACCTGTCATGTGTAGTGTCTTCAATGTATTTGATAAGTATAGGGAGGAGTGAATCAATAGATGCCACACCATACACACTAGCAGACGCATAAGACTTATCTTCTAATTCTTGTGTGTTCTTATATAGCCTGCTTAAACCGTGTGCAATTGCCTCCCGTTCAAAGGCTATCTGTGTTTCAATCTCGGCTTGTGTAATCAATCGTTTCCTCTGCTGCGTCCCTGAGATTATGAATGTGATTTAGATCGTAGCACTGAGCAAGTTCGGGATAGCCATCAGCTAGCTCAGCTAGTTGTTCAGTCGTAATAATGCTCATCGTCGTTGTTGGGTGATACAAAATGGATAGCTTCATCGGTGCAGACAGTAAACTCTACACCCTCGTTCATTAGTGCTGCAACCTTAGCCTCAGCTGCGCTGTGTTTTTGATAGACAAACTCCTTGATTTTACCCTTGTGGGTGTTAGCACGGATGATACAGCAGATAGAGCTAGGTAACTCCCAGCCTGCTACCTTCCAAGACATAACTTCCTCAAATGTATGAGGCTCGAAGAAATCATCAGGAGTTTCTTTGTATTGTTGCCAGTTGTTTGGATAGTACTTACCACTCATCAGCTTGCCTCACATTGATTAGTTCATCATCGCGTTCACGGGACAACTCTAGCGCCATCCATGCAGCAGCTTCAGAGTCGGGTGCTAATAAATACATAGCACCTGAACGTAGGGTCACCTCGTATAGGCGTGGTTGGATCATAATTAGAACTTCTTAAGAATTTCGACAACCATGAGATCTTCTGAATCATCACGATCTAGCAGATCAAATGCACAGTTGTACGCAGCAGTTTCGTCTGAGTAATACTCAACAACTTCGTGACCTTCAAGAACAGCGAACATTATTTAGTAGTTGTACGTTTGCGAGTTGTACGTGTAGGAGTTGACTCCTCATCTTCAACAGGTGGCAACTCAAGATCTACTGTAATCGTTGCCATGTAAGCATCATGGAATTCCTTTTGTAGGTCCTTGTATTGTTCAATGGTAGAAGGTGTGCCACTTGTACCATAGTGATGTAGCCATGTTTCGACTGCATTGAGGAGCAGCCATTCACGAGTTCTAGTCATTTGATTCGTTGTTCGTATTTGGTAACAGCTACGTTAGCACGGCTATACACCGCTAGCGTAGACAACAAGCCAACGCAGCCAATCACTGCAAGGATGATGTTAGTTTCAGTCATCAGGCAGCCTCTTCTTCCTCCATCATGTCAACAAGACGACGACAATACTCCTCAACAGTGAACCAAACCATCTTGTTCTTTAGCCCTTGAATGCTATCCTCACACTTGGCAAGTTGTGAGAGGTATTCATCACCTAAGACATCAAAGCACACGTCTTCAATGTCGTCTTCGAAGTCATCAAAGAACTCATTGGTTTGTGCGTAATAGATGAATCCAGGTACACCTCCACTGCACCCATAGTTTGCAATGTCGATGATCTCATCCTCATTGGTGAAGCGATCAGCAAGTGCAGCAGTCAAACGCTCAGTGTAGAACAGCATGTTGTGAATGTGAAATGAAGTGGTTAGTTGTTACTCAAGCAAGGTTGAGTTTGAGACAATCAGTACGCTTAGCACTGACACAGTTCTCATTAACCCAGAAGCCAAGAGACATGTTAGGATTTATAATGAGATTGGTGATAGCACGACGGCTAACATTGGTGTAGTGATAAGTGTAACCGTTCTTGAATTGAACAAGTACATCACCACGAACAAGGTTGACAATCAATTGACTAACTGCTTCGGATGTGCGGCTAGGAATGGTGATGTCAGTGTTGAACATGTTGTGAATGGATAAGGTGTGAACGTAGCCAATCAAGTGTAACGAGACACTTGTGATAGCTACAGAAACCCATCAGCTAAGTGATGGGAAAGTGTAGCGATCAGCAGTAGGCAGCAATCAACTCGTTAATGTCATCAGTGCTAGACTCGTTGATTAGATCCTCATCACTGAGGCACTCAAGCATAGCAAGGTACTCATCAGGTGTGCAGTCAACGTCAGGATCGAAGTCATCGTGACAAAGAAACTCATACTCACGATGGAGAGCGGTGATGAGTTGAGAGCGGTTGTATGTCATGTCTGTAGTGTAGCAGGTGTTGAGAGCGTTTGGATGGGAGAGTGGACAGAGCGTTGAGTGGCACAGGATGGAAGCTTCATACTCGGCTTGCATCGCTGCTCCTTCTTTATCTGTCATGCTTACAGCATAGCACGTGTTGAGGCGTTTTGCAAGTGGGTGTGTGCCACTACGTGAGGTGGTTTCAAAGGACATGGTACACCTGTACTTCTGAGGTGACGGCTGAGTCGCCGCCTACAAGAATACCATTCAGCTTCGCTGGCTTGTTACGCTTAGCCTTTGGCACGCAATCACACCACATTAACTGTTTCATAGGCTTAGAACCTAGTGTGAATGTTGTCTCCTTCAGTTTGACTCGCATTGTCTCATCTCTTGACTACATACGTAGTATAGCACCGACTCAACCGCTTGTCAAGCATCCATTTATTAGCATTTTTGCGTGCGAGCGAAGCAACCTATCAGGTTTGCTTATCTTTGCTCCACAGATGTTTTGACTTTTTCGTATTCGTATTAGCATTTGCTAACAATACGTATTCGTATCGCTAACACTTACTCACATTGAGAATCATTCCCGCTCCGCGCTACGCGCTCCGCTCCCCTTGCTCATCAGTGTTGTGCAGTGATAATCATTCTCAAGCACGTGGTAAAGGAAGCGGAGCACGAAGTGCGGAGCGGCATTGATAAGGGATGGTGATACCCCCTATGGGGGAATGATCAGGGTTGCTTATATGATATATGGTTAGACAAATTTTTGTCATTTTTTAACGGAAGACCAGGCGTAACCATAACACTTGTTAACGCCATATTTGGCTCTACCGTACAGTACTTTCTCTTTTTCAACATTACCTGCATAGACTTTAACAAGTTTAACAGGTTTAAACTGTTTAGTCACTGAAGATCCATTACCATTAAAATGCTGCTGAACTCTATGTTTTAAGTCTTTTGTTGTACCTACATAATAGACATTGTTCTCACAAAGTAAAACGTAGGTAACTTCATTGCACAATTTAATCATAATAAAATAGCTTTAGGTGCTCCTTTAACGCGGTTCAACAGTATCATCCGGGGAAACGTACCAAGGAGCGGTTAAACGCATGTTAGGAAGGCTTGTAGACGTGTCTGACGGGGTTTCTGTGTACAACGGAGTGACCATATCAGGTAAAGGGGGTAAGACAACCTCTTCAATCGCTTCATCTATCTCATTTTTTACCCGTACATCAATCAATTTAGACTCTAACCAGTAAAGAAGACCTAGAAGAAGGTGGTCTATCCAGACTGTACCTGTTTCTAGGGCTTCATAAGTAGCTTTAAACTCGTTTAACCTTAACTTTCTTTCGACCACATTGCCTCACAAGTGTTAGGAAGGTATTGGTAGAGGATATCTTGTATTTGAGCTGCTATTTGAGCGTGTTCCCGCTGGGTACCGTTAGATGTACGAAGGTCACAGTAGTGTAACCAAGATCTAATGGAACCATTCATGTATAGTTTAGTTGGAGCTGCCATTGGAAGTACTTCACGAGCACACTCTTTAGCTACACCCGCTTCAACTAGTTCTTTATACAGTCCATAGCAGTCGGAGTAGAGTGAACCTATACGGAACTGGAAGTGTTTCTTTAATACTTCATCTAGATCATCAATAGAGTTCTGTCTATTCTTTTGATCTTGTCTACGCAGTTGGGGGATAGCGGCTTGTTTCTCCACCTTAGCGTACCTTTGACTAAACTCTTGGAAGGAGAAAGAACGGTGACGAAGTATTTGAGCAGCAATACTTCTAGTTGTCTCTATACTTACACACATGTTCACCATTTCAAAAGGTGACCAATGGTTATGTTTAATTAGGTACTTAATTAGTTTAGCACTGGTCTCAGTGTTTGACTGGTTAGAGGGATTAGATACCCTAGCCATGTAACTAATAAGATCTTCAGCGTCTGGAGTAATGTGTAGGAGTTGGGCGGTGTGGGTGAAGGTCATTAATTCTTAATACGTTAGTCCATACAGTAGGATAAGTGTTCTAATATTCACAAGATTCAAAAGGGGGGAGTGAATAAGTAGAATAAGATGTTCTCTATCCAGTAGTCTTTAGTAAAGAGGGGAATGAGAGCTTGTCTCGAATTCCCCCTTTCCCGGAGGGGAGTCCACCCTTCTCCCCCCCGTTATACATCCGCCTTGTTCAAATCAATTGGTATGACTTGTGTCTTATTTTGTGTCTTACTGTTCTTAAACCCACGTTGGAAGGGAGCTTTTACCACTCCCTCTAGCTTGTCTTTTTTGAGCTAAAGACATACCTAAAACTATATGGTTTGTCTCACTTTGAGGGTCGTCCATAAAGGCTTCTAGCATGTCGTTCCACTCTTCACGTTTACGTTCTTTAACAGCTTCTTGGGCTGAGATAGCTAAAGCATCTGTAAAGTATTTAATACCTTGTGAAAGACAGTCTAGTCTATCGTCGTGTCTTACCGCACCCTTTTCACGACACATCCTACTCATTTGGTAGAATAGCATGTATAGTAGTCGTTCTTCTGGTGCTGCATCTGGGTTTGATTTGAAGTCCCATTCAATGACACTTCGATTAACAATAAGCCTATGCTGATTAAAGACAGGCTCAAGGGTATCAATAATACGGTCTTCTTTACGGACATTTGCACGTACTTCTTCAATGTCAATACCTTGTTTAGTTTGGAGAAGATGTTTACGGAATAATTCAGCAACAATACCATCACCAAAGTTAGTTTCAATAACTAGTTTAGTAACACCGTACTTCTTACAACCTTTTAGAATGTCCAGTAACGTGTTGTCACTGTATCCATCTCGATAAGCACGCATTTCATGCAAGTACAGAAAACCGTTTCGTTGGGAGATATAAGCTGCTGCTGTCTCATCTGAGCCTCTACCCGATGGATCAACTGAGCATATTGTTTCTTGGTAGCTATCCCATTCACCTTGGAGCTGCATAGGAGAGTAGAAATAATCTCCAGGTAATCCGACAGTTGGTAGGTCTTTAATGACGTTTTGGGGATCTGAGCACCAAACGACTGATTCGGGAGCAGTAGTAGGGTTAACGCTAGTGATAACGAGGTCAGAGCACTTAAGGGGAAACTTTTCAGCATCGCTAAGGGAGGTATCAAGCATGAACTGGAGCATGAAATTACTCCTACCCATGGAGGCTTCACGTTCAACTAGGTCTTCGTTATCAAAACGATCAGGGTCAGTTACACCCCAAGATTCAGCTCCTTTATCAATGTCTTCAACAAGTTGAGGAGCAAGTAGTCCTTCGTATTGGCTAACCTTACGGGGATAACGTGCTGGCCATACAAAGGGCTTATAGTTACGTTCAGCAAGCTTACGATAAATGGTAAAGGTAGTCTGTGGTGTACCAAGGTACATAATCCTACTGTCTTGTTTAGGAGTAAGGATAGATTCTGCCTCAGTACAAAGCTGTAGAAGTTTTTCTCTCATGAACTCTGTCATGGAGTTACCAGGTACCTCAATATCGTCTAGGATCATAAGGTCAGCACGTGAACCCGTTAGCTGACCCGTAATACCAACACTCTTAACTGACGGAGCTTGGTGAGGGGGACACTTAATATCAAAGCTAATCCTAGACCACCGAGCAGAGTCATCAGCGGGTTGCATATGCTGTAACCAAGGTGTCTCCATGATAAGCTTTTGAAGGAAGATAGACATGTTATCAGCACGCTCCTTAGAAGCAGAGATAATCATAATCTTCTTCTCATTGTCTTTAAAGAGCGTCCAAAGAACGAACGCTCCAGTAATCCAACTTTTACCTACCCCTCGAAATGCTTGAATCTGTAGACGCTTAGGACCATATTGTAGGTAATCAGCAATAGCGTATTGTGCTCGGGTTGGGTTAGGTAGATCTAGCTGATTCCAAAGAGCTTGAAGAAAAAGTTTAAAGTCACTCTTTAAGAGTTCTAATGTATTCATCGTTTCTCCAAATTTTAGGTCCGTTAGGGACACCAGGTAAGTGTTGTTTAGTTGTAAAGTCTGTTCTATCCTCTACAAAGAGGTGATGAGCTTTTAAGGATTCATATTGAATGTCAAACCACCGATCAGGTTTTAGCGTCTGCTTTAACATGTCGATGTAGTCATAACAATGTTTGACATAAGCTGGGTAGAAGTCAGGATCATCACAATAGTCAGCGTACCACTCAACACGTTGCATACTTGCTACAATGTCTTTAGGGTTACGATGCATAAAGACAAACTTAGCAGTTGGGAGAATGAATGATAACTCAAGAACGGACTTAAGAAGAAAAGGAGCTTGAACAACTGCGTTATCCGGTAAAGGAAGACAGTATTCAAGCTCATCAACAAACACACCGCCAAGGTCAGAGCAAAGGATGTGGCTAGCAATGCGTGAGCCTGCTCTCTGTGGCCCTGTAACGATGATTGGGGCGGTCATAGGTATATTCTAGCGTAAAGGTGGGTAGAGGGAGGTTCTAGGGGCTTCTAGCGGCGTTTCCGTGCTTTCATGCGGGATTGGATGTTTCGTTCGTAGTTAGATTTAGTTCGAGTAAGTGTAGGAGTTTGAGTTACAGCTGGACCGTACTCACTTCTTTCACCTGCCATAACTTGCTGAATCTGTTCACGTTCGATGTCACGTTCCATACGCATACGAATAGCACCACCAGTTACTCCAAATACAGCAGCAGGAGCAGCTAATACAGGAACCTTGGTAGCAGCTACATCAAGAGCACCCGATGCAGCCTCTAACCCGCCTGCAACCGCTTCAGGAGTAGAGGTAGCTTGTTGGACAGAAGACACACCCTGAGCTGCTTGAGCAATGTCTGCAGCGGTAAAAGCGGCTGTAGCAACAGCACCCATAGGGAGTACGTTTAAAAGTGCTTTACCACCAGAAAAATCTAAAAGATTAGAAAGGGGCATTTCAACTACCTTTTTAACCTTTTTTAAAGCTTCATCAATATTTGAACCCATTGGTATATCAACACCAGGTTGGCGACTAGTAGGTTCAAATTTATTGTGAACACGTGAGGGAATTACCCGAACATCTCCAGAAACATCATCAATATCTACAACTACAGAGTCACCAAATTTGTTGTATACTTTTGATTCAACAGTATCTTTAAATACTTTAAATTCAGGATCTGAAATTGATAAATACTCACTAGTGCCACCAGATGCTAATCTGACATCATGTTCAGCAATAACAGGTTTACCACCAGATACATACTGAACCTCAGTGCTTTGACTTTGCTCTCTTGCTTGACGTTTTACTTCTTGAAGATATTTAGCCTCTTCTTCTGTTTTTGGTTTTTCTTTAGCCGCTCTTTGTGTTTGGGCTGCCGTGCTTTGACCTTTAAAAGATACACGGACTGGTTCACCTCTACGGTTTCTAATTTTAAGAGCGGGGCCAGTGTAGCCTGTTTCCTTTCTCCAATCAGCAAGAGTTTTACCAGGGTTTTCAGTTAACCAATTTTCAGCGGCTCTAAATAGTTCTTGATCTTCTTTAGTAGCCATTATTGAATATGTGAAAGGATTAGTTGTTCACGTGGCGTAATACCAAACGTTTGTCTCATCCACGTGAGCCAGTTATTCGTACCTTTGTTCTGATTACATTTCCTGCAGGATGGAACCAAATTTCTTGTAGTTGTTTGTCCTCCATTAAAACGAGGTATAACGTGATCAAGAGTAAGTTCATTAAGTTCATAAGTTTCTCCACAATAGACACATTGACAATTGAAGTGTTCCTTGATGGCTCTACGCC